GAGATTTAATTTCACTTATTGATTGATCAGCAGTAGCACTAGCTTCAATAGCATTCAGCTTACTATGATCAGCATCAGTGAATACGTTTGAGTCAGTGGCTGCCTCTACAGCAGTTCTTATCTCTGCATTTGTTTGATCAGCAGTAGCATTAGCTTCTATTGCATTTAGCTTTGTATGGTCAGCATCTGTAAAGACATTACTATCACTAGCACTTTCTACTAGAGTTCTTATCTCAGCAGCTGTTTGATCATCTTTAGCTCCTGTATCTATACCATCTAATTTAGATCCATCCGTTGCTACGTCTCTACCGTCTACAGTTCCTGAAACAGCTATGTTTCCAGTAACGGTTGTAGCTCCAGCAGCAAGAGTACCACTTGTTACGACAGCTTGAGATCCAAAGTTAGGACTTACCTTTGTACCAGCTATAGCAGCTGAGGCGTTAACGTCACTATTGACAATTGTATTGTCGGCTATCTTTGCACTAGTGATAATTCCATCTTTTATATCTCCTGCAACAATCGTCTGGTCTCTTTCTTCTTGTGTAGCATAGATGATTTGTGTTTGGTTATCATCTAAGTCTGCAGCTCTTATGGATGAACCTGGAGTGAAGTCAGCCTTTGGTAAAGGAAGACCACTAGAATCGTTGATTAAAGCTGTTTGACGATATACACGGATGTTTAAAGGTTCAGTAGCTGGTGGAGTACCAGTAACTGTACTTCCTGAAATATTCTTATATGTAGCAGCTGCACCACCAACTTGGAAGTTAATAGTACCACCACTAGTTGTATTGTAACTATCTACCTGATAATGAGTTAAGTAAGTCTGCTCTACATTATCTACGGTGACTTTTATGTCTGTGACGGCAACAGAAGGAAACGAAAACGCATAAGTAGTAGCTCCCCCATTACGGTCTTGAAAACTATTCATAATTTAATTGAGTTTGTAAGGTGGGTTATTTATTGCGGTTTTGTAGAATCTGTTTGATCTCTTCTGTTTCACCTCTCTTCGTGTGATACTCGATCCGCGCATTATCGAATTTCTTTTGTTGTAGCCTTGCTTTACTTGATACCTTACTTGCAGCAAACGATTGTGCTCTCTTTAAGGCAAAGTTAAGTTGACTATGGATTCGGAGGAATAACTCTCTATCCATCGCTACACCTGACTTTTTATATTGCTTACGGAATTCTTTACCATCAATAGATTTCATGATCCTCTGTATCTCTTTTTTAAAGAGACCATCTTTGCCCATGAGATTTGTGATTTCTGATCGTTCATCAGGTGTATATTCAACACCTCTACCATCAGTTCTTAATGAAGGTCTTCCGTCAAATTCAACGTCTATTAGGAATTGCTTTTCTGGGCTAACACGATCACTCTGTTTAAACCAAGGTGAATATGTATTCCAGACACGTGTAAAGAAGTTAGTAGGTTCATTTACCTTACCTCCATCAATCCAGTCATAGAGATCAGGTAGACCTGACTTAGCACCTATGTTTCTATTAGCTAGTAGTTGGAAGAAATCTTGTTCTACTTCTTTAAGTTGAGGTTCCATTAAACGACCTAACTCATTCCTCATACCACTTAAAGGTGCTAGACCACTACCAAAGCTTGCTCCCCAACGAGATAAAGCTGCAGGGTTTCCAGCTAACACATCATTCAATGGCTCTAAACCAGCTGTAAATGATTTATTAGTTAGGTTTGCAGATAGGATATAACCCATCTTATTCAACTGCGTCTCTATAGTTGGTGCGTCTAAGGTGTCAAAGTTATCCATGATGTCAGTTGTTAAAGCTAACCAATCAGATAATGCACCCATATTTTCATAGCTATACCATTTACCATCAAGAGGACTTCTTACAGTTCTAGGTTTCCAACCAGCTTCACGCCTTGTCTTCTGCCTAGTCTTATCATAAAGACCATTACCACGTATATTATCTCCAGTAAATAGACCTACAGCTCCCATAACTGAGAGAGTACCTATAGCTTTTCTACCTTTAAGTTCAGCTCTAATAGTTTCATAAGCTGACTTTGCATTCTCATCAAATGGTATTCCTCTAGCTCCTAATAATTCTTCTACTTTTGCTCCACTAGTAAGTGCTACATCAAATGGATGTTTGAAAGCATTCATATCTTTAACAAACAAACCTAGTGGGTTATGAGATCCACTGAAGGCAAGCATGTTCATTGATGTCTTAGGGAACATCAAGAATGGTTTTAAGATTGGAGCACGTTTAATAAGGTCACTTAAAGCATTAACAGACTTATTATCTAAGTTCATAGCAATCTCTCTACTTGCGTATTCGACTGCTTTATCGCTTATAAAACCTTTATCATCAAACATCTCATCATAGACACCATCAGATATTTTCTTTAGATTATCAGGTGTTATTTTCTCACCATGTTTAATTAGCTTGTCATAAGCTCTACCTCTAGCTTCAACGTTTCCTATAAATGATCTAGTGAATCCGTCAAACGCTGTCATTGCATTAGCACTGAAACGTAAGAATGGATGTTCAGCTAAGTCATTCATAGCTTCGATTTGATTGATCATTACTGAAGGACCAAACTCATCTGTAGCTTCCTTTGCATCAGCAAAAGAACGTAGAACATTGATAGTATCTTCATTCTTTCGTGCAATATCATCACGCATGATATAGCCAACAGAACTAGGATCTTTAGCAGCTCTGCTATATACATGTTTCATATGACCAAACGCTTTCTGAAGCGTATCGACCATACCAACGTTATACATATAGCTTGCACGCCTCATCGTGTCACCATCTCCATTCAACATCGCACCACCAAAGGTAGCGATAGGACGCTCAACCATTAAAGCTAGGTTGGATGCACCAGCTTTTAAAGGAGTTCCTACAGAAGATAGAACAGAGTTATAGATGTTAGACCACATACCTTGAGTCCAAGCTGAAGGCATATCAGGTCTTGTATCTACTAAGACTTTCTTAAAGACACCAGTTGTGTTTTTGATGTAGTCATTAAGTTGACTTATGGTTGAAACCTTTCCATCTGTCACCTCATAAGCAAGCATTAAAGGTCCAAGTAGTTCTGGACGTTCTGCTTTTACAGCTCTGAGGGTATCAATTGTTGTTTTTGACTCTTGCTGTAGACGAGCAAGTGCTCTTAACGTGTCATTTTTCTCACTTTTAATTGCAGCTAAGGCATCAGAAGACGTTACGGATTTTTTCCCTACACGATTCCAAAGGTTTAGCATGTTCAAAGCTCTACCTCTAGCGTAAGAAGTAGTACCTTTTATCTGCATTAGATACTGAAGACGATCTAAGATCTGATCTTGAGCACGTTGTACAGCAGGTACGTTATCGCTAAATAATCTTGCACCCTCTGCCATATCAGCTACTTGTCCTGCAAAGGAAGTACCGATATAACCTTGTGCTCTGACTATATCCATGTTGATGAAATCGTCAGTGTATTGACGAATAGCTTGCATCACACCTGCATAACCTTCAGAGGTTAAAACTCTTGCACCTGTATCTACGTCAGCACCTGACAAACCTTTAAGAAGGCTATGCATTTCAGGTACATCCATACCATATAGGTCAGCTCCTATCTTCTCTCCTGAATCAACTATCTCTTTATGGCTGATATATCTACCATTACTTGCCTCATAACCATACTTAGAATCTTTTAGTAAATCAGCGGCATGAGTGATTAGTTTATGTCCAGCATCTTGTCCATCAACTAGAAAGTCAATAGCACCAGAGGTAGCTACTGAACCTACTCTTCCATAAATACTATCGATATTCTTATCAATTTTAACTACATCAACGGAAGCACCAAAGATGCCACCTGGATCTCCTGTTCTTAAACCTGATTCTGTATAGTCATAGACATCGTGATAACCTAAAACTGGTTCATCTAGGTTAACTGACTTAGATATTTTTACATCACCGTATTCGGTTGTTTGGTCATATCTTCTTTTAGCAGATTTAAGTACTGCATCTTCTAGTGGATCTTCAGCAAGCTTAGGCTCATTCATTGCTTTAATGATGTTTGCAGCCTTCTCGTTTTCTGGAACCCACTCTGTAGCTTTAGCTGTACCTTTTAAACCTTTAGCTAATCTACCTGCACCTACTAAGACATCAGCAGCAAAGCCTATACCTAAGCCTTCCTTCATATTCTTCTGTCTTTTTATATCAGGTGTGTCGTCATCCAATGTTGCCCAGTCATTCGAGACCCAACCATAGGTTTGTGGCCAAGTCTCTTTTAACATGCCTAAAGCATTGTGATCTTGTTCTTGTACAGGGGCTATAGCATCAGCAGTTACACCACCTAAGCCAGCTACACCTGCTCTACCTAACCATTTAACAAATGGGTCAGCTCCTAATTTCCAACCAACTTTTGCGTTAGCTGCAGTACCTGCTGCACCTAATCCTTTAGTTATAAGAATTGTAGGTACCACTACTGATGAAATATCACGGATGGATTGAGTTACTTCATTTTGAAACTTAGGTATGTTTGGGAGGTCAATCACCTCTCCAGGCATTACTTTATTGTATAAACTGATTCCCCAATCAAGCGTACCTGTTGGGACAGCTAATGCAGCTTCAGCAGCTGTCTTTAATTTGTCTCCTTCTTCTTTCGGCTTTGCTTCTTCCGTAGAAGTAGCTGTTTGTTGAGGTTGTGTCGTTTGAGTATTTTCAGAAGTCTCTTCCGTAGTAGGAACTTCATCTACAATAGGTTCATTTAATCTTTGAGATCTTTCATCCATTCGGAGAAGATCTTCTTCGTCTAGTGCATCGTACTCGCTGACATCAACCTCAAAAGGTTGATTCTCCATTAGTATCTATTCCGTGTTACGGACATTAGGTTTTCTGGTGATGGATCATATTTCCATTTTGCTTTATTGAAATCAAGAATTTGGTCTTCAGTTACTTCGCCTAAAATACTGTCAGAGAAAGCATTAAGCTGATCATTTGTCCAACCAACAATATCTGATAAGGTATTAGCTATGTTAGTTCCAAGTATATAACCAGGATCTGTTTCTTTATCTACAGTGAATGTTTTGTTAAAAGTATCTGTGATTTGATCTCCAATTATTTTACCTGGATCAGTTTCAGGATCTACTGTCCATGTCTCATTAAATGCATCTCCTATATTCTCCCCAGTTTGCATAATCTCATCTCCTAAAGCTTGAGCGCGGGTCTGCATATGAGTACCAAATCTATGGCTAATAGTAGATATAGCTAATCCAAGTCTATCCCAATCAAGTTCTCCATCACCCAATTCAGTATCTAAGAACTTCTTAGCTATAGACGGGTTAGCTTTCAGGAAGTCATAAGCTGCACCTGATTCTCCAAAGTCCATTTCATAATCTAAAGTCCACTTC